ACTGAGAATAGTCACCTTTGCCAAATCATTACTACGTTCACTACAGGGTTGACTACTCTTAACGGACTTACTAAGCAGGTTCAATATTTAGCTACAGGCACAAGTGGGTCTGACTTTAACATTTCGAGCGCAACAGCAACGCATACCTTCAATTTACCTACAGCATCAGCTGTGAATAGAGGTGCTTTGAGTGCAGCTGATTGGGCCGTGTTCAATGGTAAGCAGAATGCTATAACACTAACTACAACAGGGACTAGTGGCGTTTCTACATTAATAGGAAGCACTTTAAATATTCCTAACTACAGTACTGACTTAAGTGGGTACGTAACACTAGCCACTGACCAGACCATAACTGGACTGAAGACTATTCTTAGGGGTGGTGATGTATTAAACTTTAAGATTGGCACAGATACCATTTACGGTCTGAAGGTAGCTTACAATCAAAATGAGCTGGTGCCAAGTGGTGAGGCTACATGGAGCTTTGTCAATACATTTAACAGGAATGGTAGTGGATTCTCTGTGACTCCATTGTCATTCTTTAGAGGTGTGCTTGTTACAGGAGAGAGACTTTTAAGTGCATCTGTAAACACAAACCTTCTAGACTACTACGCAAATAATCCTACAGGAAGATATCCTATCTACGCATACAACACAGGCGTGCAGCAGTTCGCTTCAAGCATTATTGTTGGAGAGACTAACGGTGTAGTAGACGCTATAACAGGATCTATTGCTGACCTACCAGCAGGTGTGGTTGCTAACTTCAAGGGACGTGTGATTGGTAGCAATGCTGTCAATAACAATGAGTTTGCTACGCTTGGCCAAGTAACATCTACAAGTAGAGCAGCGATTAGTTTGACAACAACAGGCACTAGTGGCCCTGCTACTTATAGCAGCGTTACAGGTGTTCTTAATATCCCTGAGTATCAAGGAGGCGTTACTAGCTTCAACACTAGAACAGGAGCGGTTACATTGACCAGTAGTGATGTCACTACAGCGTTGGGCTACACTCCTGTAACTGATGCTAGGACATTAAGTATTAATGGCGTTACGTATGACTTGACAGCAAACCGTTCATGGACTGTAGGGGTCAACCCATCTGCTAGAGAGATACAGACATACATCGCTACATCTTTACAGACTACGTTCACTGTAACGGGAGGCTACACTGTTGGGCTTGTAGACGTGTTCATCAATGGTGTTCGATTGACATCGTCTGACTACACAGCTACTAACGGCACGACCGTGGTACTGACTGTTGGGACAATGGCAGGCAACATTGTGGACATTATTAAGTACACCTCTGGGATTGTGAACAGCATCTCAGGAAGCGGTACGACTAATGAGCTTGCGTACTTTACAGCCTCCACAACAATAGCAAGTTTAAGCACTGCGACCTACCCATCATTGACTGAGCTAAGCTACGTTAAGGGAGTGACAAGCTCTATTCAAACTCAGCTGAATGGGAAGCAGAATACACTTACTAACCCAGTAACAGGAACAGGCGCATCAGGGCAGGTAGCCTATTGGTCATCCTCTTCTGCAATCACAGGAGAAAGTAATCTATTTTGGGATGGCACAAACGATAGGCTTGGCGTTGGTACAGGAACTCCCTCAAACACATTAACGATAAAAAATAATAACCCAGCTACAAGCGGTATTGATTTTCAAAGTTTTGCATCTTTATCTGTTCAAGGGAAAATTGTTTTTGACCAAGGAGATGATACATTTAACTTTACAAATACATCTGCTTTTGCAGCTGGTGGAATAGTTTTTAAAACTAATTCAACTACAAAATTTCAAATTTTTACAGACGGCAATACATTTATTGGCACATCTCCAACAAACGCTGGATTTAAGCTACAAGTAAATGGTGAAGGTAGATTTTACCAACCAGCAACAACATCAACGGCTTATTTAAGAGTTGAAAATAACAGGTCAAGAAACGCAGCTTTAAGGTTAACAACAACAGTTGGAGATTATTTATTAGGTGTTGGAATTGGAGCAGACGTTAACCAATTTCAAATTTATGATAATACTGCTGGCTCAACAAGACTAACTATTGCAAACACAGGCGCAGCTACCTTTAATCTAGGTTCAGGCGAAATGAGATTAAATAGAACTGGAACCTCTGAATATTTAAAATTAAATACTTACTATTTATTAACGGATGGCAATGACCAATTACTAGGTTCAGTTACTGGGGCAACAAATATATATGCTGGTAATGGTGTTTCTCCACGACTAACAATCACCTCAGGCGGCAACGTGCTGATTGGAACGACAACGGATAATGGGGACAGGATGAATATAAGCGGTGCAGTTTCTATATCCTCTAATTTAGGTGTAGGCCGTGGAAGTGAAAGTGGAGTTAGGTTGAGTATATCTGGAGCAGGAACATCAAATGCTGCATACGTTATTATAGCTAGAGATAGTTTAGGAAATGATTTATTATATGTTAGAAATGACGGATATACGAATACAGGAAGTAGAGCCTCATCTCCATATAACTTAACATCAGGCAATGCTGCAAATATGGTAGTAGGAGCAGATGGAACATTATACCGTTCTACTTCTTCTTTAAAATACAAAACAGATGTTAAAGATTATGATAAAGGATTATCAGAAGTTTTAAAAATGCGTTCTGTTTATTACAAAGGTAAAAATGATGGAGATACTCAATTTGCAGGATTAATAGCTGAGGAGATTCACGAACTAGGATTGACTGAATTTGTTCAGTATGCTCCAGATGGTACTCCTGATGCATTAGCTTATAGCAATATGGTTGCTTTATTAGTAAAAGGTATGCAAGAACTTAAGGCAGAGTTAGACGAATTAAAAAGTAAGAACTAATGAGCAAGAATACGGGGACATCGGAATTAATAAACTACTTTGACTTAGGTGCCAATGGGGATGTGGGCATTGCAGGAAGCTTAGATGTAAACACTATTGCTAATGCTACTACTGATACTGACAGGTTCCTAGTCTCAGACACAGGCATTATTAAATACCGTACAGGCGCAGAACTACTCACAGACATTGGTGCTGCTCCAGCAGTTGCAGGTGGATACGTCCCATACACTGGAGCTAATAGCAACTTAGATTTAGGCATCTATAACCTTACAGCAAATGCAGTAAATGTAAATGGGTCAGGGTCAAATGCAGGGGTGATTAATTTAGAAAGCAATGCTTTTTTCAGTTTAGTAAATGGCTATGGCACAATAGGTTCAGGCACAACCAATCAATTTAATTTTTATCAGACAACAGGTGCAGGTGTTTTCCGTGGGGCTATTTTTAGTTTGAACAGCATCACTGCATCTGCTACAAGGACCTTCACTTTGCCTGATGCAGATGGAACAATTGCTTTAACTTCAAGTTTATCAGGATATCTTCCTTTAACAGGTGGAACTTTAACAGGTGCTTTAAACGGGACTAGTGCTACGTTTAGTGGATTAATTACAGGACAAACAACATCTGCTGCTACTATTACCCAAAACTTTTTAGCATATAATTCAGGAAGTTCTATTTCAGGTGCTTCTTATGATTTTCAAAGTGGGGGTACTTCTCAAACTGCAAGAATTTCTGCAAACTATGAAGCATCTAGTCCTGATAGAATGGCTATGAGATTTTTAGTTGGACAAGGAAGTGGATTGGTTGAAATATTAAAATTGTTTAATAGCACAATGACTGTAACAGGCGCAGCTACCTTTTCAAGTAGTGTGACGGCTACAGGTTTAATAATTAATAATAATGGTGAAGCATTAAGGGCTTATGGTTTATCTCCAAATATTTCTTTTTACAATTCAGCAAATACAGTTAGAGGTGGTTATGTTAATCACGATGGCTCTAATATGAATATAGTAGCTAATGTTGGAGGTATATCGTTTACAGGAGCAGCTACCTTTACAAGTAGCGTGACGGCTGCTGGTACAAATTATTTAACTAATACTTCAACAGGAAGCGGAGCAACCTATCAGCGAATATTAAACACAGGAGGAGATGTAATCTTTGGAATTAATAATTCAACAGGAGGTAGTCTATTACCTGGTGCAGCTGGGTATGCTACAGTTTTATATAACAACACGAATACTGATATTTCCTTTGGAACTAATCAACTGGAACGAATGCGCATCACTTCGGGGGGGGATGTTGTAAAAAAAGGTACAATTGCAGATTTAACTCTTGGACTTTCTGGAGCTGAAATATTTTTTAGCAGAAATAATGCAAATTATATTGTAGCAAATGGAGGGACATCATGTGACATAAGAATAATATCCAATACAAATGGGGTTGTATTATCAGCTGGAGGAACTTCTTGGGGTTCATTATCTGATGAAAATTCAAAAGATATAATTGAGCCAATAGAAAATGCTTGTTATAAATTATCTCAAGTCAGAACAGTTATTGGCAAATATAAAACTGATGATGAAGATAAAAGAAGATTATTTTTAATTGCACAAGATATAGAAAAAGTATATCCTGAAGCAGTGTTTAAAATAAAAAATGAAAATAAAGAGGAGAGTTTAGGTTTAAATTATCAAGATTTAATCCCAGTCTTAGTCAAAGCCATCCAAGAACAACAAATACAAATAAACAAACTTAAAAACTTATGAAAACAATTTCTCCAGTATCAATCTGGGACAACGGACAAACAGTAGAGGCAACTATCTTAAACGCTTACGCTGTAAATGTTACACTAGGAACAAGTGCGACATTCTATTATCAACTACTATCTCAAACAGCTGAGGGGTATGTATCTCAACAAGTGGCACAAGGAAACTTGAGCATGACTGGTGAAGCATACGCTCAATGGGAAGTGGATAGTTATGCATGGGACTGGGTAGCAGCACAGCTGAACCTAACCATCACTGGTGACTATCTACCACCTGTACCACCATCTCCTGAGCCACCTGTAACCGAAGAATAATCATGGCAAAGATAAGCTCATACTCTACAGATGCTACGGTATCCTACACCGATAAGTTAATCGGTACTGATGCTCAGGATAGCAACATCACTAAGAACTATACTATCGGAAGCATTCTATCAATGCCGCTTCCTACGGTACCTGTATACGCTAACAACACAGCTGCAAAGGCAGGTGGATTAGTGGCAGGAAACATATACAGAATTACAGGAACTGATACTGCCGGGATTGTTTGGTAGTAAATTGAATTAAATCAAATCTAATGGACATAAGAAAGATATCGGTAGGCCCAGATTACAAGGGCAGCTCAATGCATTACATTGTGGGGCAGAAGGTCCTTGGTGACAGCCATGAGATTCATCTCATCAAGTTTGTCATAGACACAGGATCAATTAGGATCTATATTATAAACGATAAGCAGGAGGTGGTGATGTGGAAGGAATTCAACTACACTATGCCTATTGCAATTGAATACAATATAAACTACTAATGCAGTCCCCATTTGATTTTATCGTAACACCTGTGAAGGGTGAGCGGTACAACAACACCAAGGATATTGGTGGCATTGAGTTCATTGTCAACACATCAGAGGAGGACCACAAGTTCTCCAATAGATATGGTGAGGTGATTGAGGTGCCCTACGGATACGATGGTCCTATTCAGGTAGGCGATACACTACTAGTACACCACAATGCCTTCAAGTTCTACAACGACATTAGGGGTAGACGTAAGAGCGGTCGTGCATTTTTTAGAGACGATAAGTTCTTCATTGAGCCTGATCAGTTTTTCATGTACCGTAGAAACGGCACATGGAACACCTATGACAGGTACTGCTTTGTAAAGCCAATCCTTGCAATTGATTCGTATATTAAGAAGCCATTCACTCACGAGCCACTCATGGGTGAGATGGTGTACCCTAACGAGTACCTCATATCGCAAGGTGTAATGGCAGGTGACAAGGTCTGCTTTAAGCCTGACAGTGAGTATGAGTTTGATGTGGATGGAGAGAAGCTATACAGGATGTATGACCACCAGATAACCATCAAGCTATGAACTACTTATTTGTTAAGGACGATATTCTATCAAATCCTGATGGATACGTCAAAGAGATTTATTCTAATCAGTTTATTGATATCCCAGATGGGGACAAGGCATTCAAGAATATTCAACCAAGAGAAGATGATGAGTTCTCTAAAGTTGTAATGGAGTACTTCGGAGCTAAGTTTGATGTTGCACACAACTTTGTACGCATGTCTCCTTATGGTCAAGAAGAACCAAACTACATTCACTCTGATGAGATGATGGGTGACTTAACTGTAATCCTTTATCTTAGCAAGGTGCATCCAGAGAATGATGGCACAACGATGTACGACTCAGATGATAAACCATCTTGTGTGGTGTACTCCAAGTACAATCGAATGCTATGCTTTACTTCACAGGTTAGACACAGCAGGAACATATTTGAGAACTTTGGCGAAGGAGAGTCTTCTCGTCTGGTACAGGTTATATTCTTAAAGAGAAAGCCATGAGAGAGATAAAGTTAAAGATAATTGAGGCAGGGCACCAGGCTGTAGAGCAGCTTATTATGGTGGCCAAGGAGGCGATCATTAAGCATGACAATGAGGATGAGCTATCTGCTGACAGATTAAAGAATGCCGCAGCTACAAAGAAGTTAGCCATCTTTGATGCGTTTGAGATTCTCAATAGGATAGAGGCTGAGCGTGAAGCTCTTGAGATGTTGGATAAGGGAGTTAACAGAACAGAAACCAAACAAGGATTTGCAGAGCGAAGGTCTATATCGAATCGTTAAGGACTACGTTCCTCAGAATGCTCTTAGTAAGAAGAACAGCGGAAGGACATGGCTGTACGGTTACAATGAGCAGTACGACATGGTCGTTATATCTAGGACCGGAGAGATAGGGGATATCATAAATATCTCAGGGCTATATATTGCCTTACCAAAGGCACCGAAAGAATGCTTCTCAAGAAGTAAAAGCGTTAGGGATCAGTACTGGGAGAGACAAGAGCTGCCAAAGGAGCTATCAAAGATACAGTCAATCTTTCACTGGAATGAGATGCCTGCTGAGTTTAAGGACAGCTGGGTAGACTACATTGAGGAGGAGTTCAATAGGCGTGAGGATGGAATGTGGTTCATGAATGATGGTGCGCCAACGTACATGACAGGATCTCACTACATGTACTTGCAGTGGTCCAGCATTGACGTAGGGTACGCAGACTATCGTGAGGCCAACAGGATATTCTTTATCTTCTGGGAGGCATGCAAGGCAGACATGAGAGCATTTGGTATGATCTACCTAAAGATTAGACGCTCAGGGTTCTCGTTCATGTCATCATCAGAGTGCGTTAACATAGCCACTCTTGCTCGTGACTCTCGGGTTGGTATACTATCTAAGACAGGTGCTGATGCTAAGAAGATGTTCACTGACAAGGTGGTACCAATTAATAGCAGGCTGCCATTCTTCTTTAGACCTATCATGGATGGTATGGACAAGCCAAAGACTGAGCTTGCGTACCGGGTCCCAGCATCTAAGATTACCAAGAAGAACATGGCCACTGTTGGAGACAATGATGTGCTTGGCCTCGATACCACCATTGACTGGAAGAACACTGAGGAGAACTCTTACGATGGTGAGAAGCTACTATTCTTGGCACATGATGAGAGTGCTAAGTGGACTAAGCCAAACAATATCCTCAACAACTGGAGAGTAACCAAGACCTGTCTCAGGGTGGGTAGTAAGATTATTGGCAAGTGCATGATGGGATCTACATCGAATGCATTGAGCAAGGGTGGAGACAACTACAAGAAGCTATACGAGGATTCAAATGTATTAAACAGGAATGCGAATGGACAGACTAAGAGTGGACTATACTCTCTATTTATACCAATGGAGTGGAACATGGAGGGATTCATTGATAGGTATGGTATGCCTATACTTAGAAAGCCTGCTGCTCCTATCCTGGGTGTTGACAACCAGATGATTCGTAACGGTGCTATAGACTACTGGGAGGCTGAGGTGGACTCATTGAAGAATGATGCCGATGCACTCAACGAGTTCTATAGACAGTTCCCTCGTACGGAGAGCCATGCATTCAGGGACGAGAGCAAGTCATCTATATTTAACTTGACCAAGATCTATCATCAGATAGACTACAATGACTCCATGATTGAGGGTCAGCTAGTTACACGTGGGGGGTTTCATTGGAAGGATGGCGAGAAGGACACTAAGGTTATATGGACACCTGACCAGCGTGGTCGGTTCTTAATTAGCTGGGTCCCTCCTACTAATATGCAGAACAATGTGATAACCAGAAATGGAATGAAGTACCCTGGGAATGAACACCTTGGATCATTTGGCTGTGACCCGTATGATATCTCTGCCGTAGTAGGTGGGAGAGGATCTAATGGATCGTTGCATGGTATGACTAAGTACCACATGGACGATGCTCCTGCCAACCAGTTCTTCTTAGAGTACATTGCTAGACCACAGACTGCTGAGATATTCTTCGAGGATGTGCTGATGGCATGTATCTTCTATGGTATGCCAGTGCTTGCAGAGAACAACAAGGCACGTATACTGTACCACTTTAAGAACAGGGGCTACAGAGCGTTCTCATTGAACAGGCCCGACAGGGTACTAAATAAGCTCAGTAAGACAGAGCGTGAGCTTGGGGGTATACCTAACTCATCTGAAGAAGTTAAGCAGGCCCACGCCTCTGCAATTGAGTCCTACATCGAGAAGTTTGTTGGGTTCGATATGACATCTACTTATAGACCTGCTGATGAGATAGGCACCATGCCATTCATTAGAACACTTGAGGACTGGGCCAAGTTTGATATTAATGATAGAACGAAGCACGATGCATCAATCAGTTCTGGCTTAGCTATAATGGCAAATCAAAAACATGTATATTTACCAGATAAAAAAGAACCGAAAATTAGTGTTAATTTCGCGAAGTACGCTAACACTGGAAATCAAAGTCAAATTATTAGATGAAAGATGTCGTAGTCAATATATTATCCACAGCTTTTCCTAGTCAATTCGTGTCTGATGCTGAGAAGGCATCTTCTGAATTTGGGCTTCAGGTTGGTCAAGCCATACAGTACGAATGGTTTCGGAAAGATGGCAGCAATTGCAGATACTATAACCAGTGGGCTGAGTTTCATCGCTTGCGTTTGTACGCACGTGGTGAGCAGTCCATTCAGAAATATAAGAATGAGTTAGCCGTAGATGGTGACTTGTCTTACCTGAATCTAGACTGGACTCCTGTACCTATCCTACCAAAATTTGTTGACATTGTCGTTAATGGCATGTCTGATAGACTATTTAAGGTTAAGGCATATGCACAGGATGCTATGTCTCAGTCTAAGAGAAGTAAGTATCAGGACATGATTGAGGGCCAGATGGTTGCTAAGGATGTCTTGACTACAATACAGAATGAGACAGGAGTTGATCCGTTTGTAATGAACCCTGATGAGCTACCTCAGACTGATGAGGAGCTATCACTATACATGCAGCTTAAGTATAAGCCTGCGATTGAGATAGCTGAAGAGGAGGCTATCAATACAATTTTTGATGAGAACCACTATCAGGATACACGCAAGCGTATTGACTATGACCTTACAGTAATTGGCATTGGTATAGCTAAGCATCAGTTCCTGCTAGGGTCTGGTGTTGAGGTGTCATATGTTGACCCCGCGAATGTTGTGTACAGCTACACTGAAGATCCATTCTTTCAAGACTGTTTTTATTGGGGAGAGATAAAGACCCTACCTATTACAGAGCTTTTAAAGATTGACCCAACTCTTACAAATGAGCAGCTAGAAGAAATATCTAAGTACTCTCAGAGCTGGTACGACTACTACAATGTAGCTAGGTTCTATGAGAACAGTATGTTCAGTAGAGATACCTGCACACTCCTTTACTTCAACTACAAGACCACTAAGAAGATGGTCTACAAGAAGAAGATTCTTGAGGGTGGCGGTACTCGTGTTATAGAGAAGGATGACAAGTTCAATCCTCCTACAGAAATGATGGAGGAAGGTAAGTTTGAGAAGATAGAGAAGACTATTGATGTCTGGTATGATGGTGTCATGGTGATGGGTACCAACTTCTTATTGAAGTGGGAGATGTCCGAGAACATGGTTAGACCAAAGTCCTCTTCTCAGCATGCTATACCAAACTATGCGGCCTGTGCACCACGAATGTACAAGGGTGCCATTGAGTCGTTAGTTAGAAGGATGATACCTTTTGCTGACTTGATTCAGATCACTCACTTAAAGCTACAGCAGGTCATTGCACGTACGGTACCTGATGGGGTGTTCATTGATGCGGATGGATTGAATGAGGTTGACCTGGGAACAGGTGCAGCTTACAACCCAGAGGATGCGCTAAGACTATACTTCCAGACCGGTAGTGTTATTGGACGTAGCTACACTCAGGATGGTGAGTTCAACAATGCACGAGTTCCTATTCAACAGCTTACATCTAACTCAGGTGCTGCTAAGACTCAGATGTTGATTGCTAACTACAATCACTATCTAGAAATGATTAGATCTGTGACTGGTCTCAATGAGGCTAGGGATGGATCTACTCCTGATCCTAATGCACTAGTAGGTGTACAGAAGCTTGCAGCACTTAACTCTAACACAGCTACCCGACACATACTTGAGAGTGGTCTATTTATCTATAGGTCACTTGCTGAGGCACTTACGTACCGTGTTGCTGACATTCTTCAGTACGCTGACTTCAAGGATGACTTTGCCAATAAGATTGGTAAGTACAACGTGTCTATCTTGAATGACATCAAAGATTTGTACATCTATGACTTTGGCATCTTCATTGAGATTTCTCCAGACGAGGAGCAGAAAGCACAGCTAGAGCAAAATATTCAGATGGCATTATCTAAAGGAGATATTAATCTTGAGGATGCTATTGATATTAGAGAGATAAAGAATCTTAAACTTGCCAACCAGCTACTTAAACTTAAGAGAGTAAAGAAGCAGGAGTATCAAGAAAAGATGCAGATGCAACAGCAGGCTATGATGGCTCAGCAACAACTGCAATCTCAAGAGATGGCATCTAAAGCAGCTATACAACAAATACAATTGGAGGCTCAAGCTAAGATGCAGTTTAAACAAGCAGAGGTGGCGTTCGATATTGAGAAGCTAAAGGCAGAGGCAGAGCTTAAGAAAATGCTAATGGCTGAAGAGTTTGGTTATCAGATGCAGATTGCTGGTATCAAGGAGACTGCACTTGCAGATAGAGATACGATGAAGGAGGACTCTAAGGCCAAACGTATTAGTCAGCAGAACAGCGAACAATCTAAGTTGATTAATCAGAGGAAGAATAACTTACCTCCATTAAGCTTTGAATCTAACGAGGACACGCTTGATGGGTTTGACATGGCTCAGTTCGAGCCACGTTAAAAAAATATATATATTTGTAACATAAAATCTAATTAAATGGAAATCAAAGTAAGATCACTAGATGGGATTGAGCCCAAGAGTGTACAAGAAGTAGAGAAAGAGCTACTTGAAAAACATGAAAGGGAAATTAGCGGTGAAGTACAGTTGGATACTTCTAGTATTGACAATGCAGTTCAAGACAGTGCTCCTCAAGAGGAGGAGTTATCTGAAGAAAAAGTTCTTTCATATATTGGAAAAAGATACAATAAGCAAATCAATTCATTTGATGATTTGATGGAGCAGAGACAGAGCAATGAGGAATTGCCTGAGGATGTTGCAGCTTATTTGAATTACAAGAAGGATACCGGTAGAGGTTTTGAAGATTTCCTAAAGCTTAGGAAAGACTATGATGCCATGGACCAGAATCAACTTCTTAAAGAGTACCTTGCAGATACACAGCAGAATCTAGATGACGAGGACATTGAAGTCTTGATGGAGGATTACACCTACGATGAGGACCTAGATGATGAGTCAAAGATTAAGCATGTAAAGATTGCAAGAAAGAAAGCTATTGCCGAGGCTAAGAAATACTTCAATTCTCAGAAAGATAAATATAAGCTTCCGCTTGAGTCAAGTGGGATGGGCTTATCTTCAGAAGAGAAAGAAGAATTCGAAGCCTATCGTCAGTATACAAAACAGTCAAAGACTGTAGAAGAGGAAAGTAATCGAAAGCGTAATTGGTTCAACCAAAAGACAGATGAGGTTTTTAGTAAAGACTTCAAAGGATTTGAGTTTGACATTAACGATAAAAAGATTTTATTTTCTCCGGCATCTGGTTCAGAATTAAAGAGTGCTCAGTCAAGTCCAATGAACTTTATTAATAAGTACTTGGATGAGAGTGGGTTAATTAAGGATGCATCTGGATACCACAAGTCTTTGTCTATCGCAATGAATCCTGAGAAGTTTGCCAAGTTCTTTTATGAGCAAGGGCAAGCGGATGCTACCGATGACGTTTTACGAAAGACCAAAAATATAAATATGTCTGAGCGTAGAGCTCCTGAGGTTGTTAATAAGGGTGGAATGCAGGTGAAGGCGATTGCGCCAGACTCTGGAAGGGGTCTAAAAATTCGCAGTATTAAAAAAATATAACAACTAAAAAAACAAAACAATGCCAGTATTAAACTCCCCTGGGTTCCAATTACAGCCAAGTGCTGAGCAGGTCCCTTTGTCAACTAACTACATTACCAACTTTGATTTCTTGAACCAGTATCTACCTGATACTTACGAGAAAGAATTCGAGCGTTATGGTAATCGTACTGTAGCTTCCTTCCTAAGAATGGTAGGAGCTGAAATGCCATCCAACTCTGACATGATCAAGTGGGCTGAGCAAGGTCGTTTGCATACTAAGTATGTGAACTGTGATTCATCTGCGGCTGCGGCTGCTGACTCTGCAACTATTACTGTTTCTGATTCTAACGTAACCGGTATTGCGATCCGTGCTGGACAGACTGTATTTATCTCTGATAACGCTACAGGTCTTTCTAACAAGGGTATCGTTACTGCTGTTAACACCGCTGCTGATACTTTCGATGTTGCTTATTACGAAGCTGGAGGACAGACTTTCTCTGGAACTGCTGTTCTTTCAGTATGGATCTATGGTTCTGAATTTAAGAAAGGAACTGTTGGAATGATCGGATCTTTGGAGGCTGAAGATGAGTTCTTCGACAACTCTCCAATCATCATCAAGGACAAGTACGCAGTATCTGGTTCTGACATGGCTCAGATTGGATGGGTAGAAGTAACTACCGAGAATGGTGCAACTGGATACCTTTGGTATTTGAAGTCTGAGCACGAGACTCGTCTACGTTTCGAAGACTATCTTGAGACCGCAATGATTGAAGCAGTTCCTGCTGAGGCTGGGTCTGGTGTAGCTAACGCTTCTTTGAACCCTACCTATGGTAACAAAGGTTCTGAAGGTATCTTCTACGCTGTTAACAATCGTGGTAACGTATGGGGTGGTGGTAACCCAACTACTCTATCTGACTTTGATAGCATCATCTCTCGTCTTGATAAGCAGGGATCTATCGAAGAGAACGTAATCTTCTTGAACAGAGCATTCAGCTTTGACATTGACGATATGTTGGCAGCTCAGAACAGCTACGGTGCAGGTGGTACTTCTTACGGTCTATTTGACAACGATGAGAAGATGGCCTTGAATCTTGGATTCACTGGATTCCGCAGAGGTTATGACTTCTACAAGTCTGACTGGAAGTACTTGAACGATCCTACCATGCGTGGTGGTTTGCCTACTGGTGCATCTGCAACTGGTACTGTAACTGGTCTATTGGTACCTGCTGGTTCTACTACTGTGTACGATCAGATCCTTGGTAAGAATGCTAAGAGACCATTCTTGCACGTTCGTTTCAGAGCTTCTGAGACTGAAGATCGTAGATACAAGACTTGGATCACAGGTTCTGCCGGTGGTGCACAGACTAGCGATCTTGATGCAATGGAGGTCAACTTCTTGTCTGAGCGTTGTGTATGTACCTTGGGTGCAAACAACTTCGTATTGTTCAGATACGGAGCATAATTGTAAGTAATATGGAGGGGCCGATTGGCCCTTCCTTTTATAACTTTAAACAAACAAGACCATGATTAAGAAAAAAATAGGAGATCCAATCCTAAAGAAAAAAGGAGGAGACCCAGTAAAAAAAGAAACAGGTCCAGTTAAAGAGGGGTACACAATGCCTGAGTTTACAAAAACTGCTTCTAGAATTGTTGACAAGCCTTCAAAGCCTGCAAGAGTAAAAGACTACACTAGAAAGGTTTCAAGAGTTAATAAGGCTGCATTAAAAAGATCTGGTGCGGCAGCTGGAAAGTCTACCAATATTTTTGGTATGAGAAAAGGACGTTAAACAAATAAGACAATGGCTATTAAGAAAAAAGGAGGAGACCCTGTCCCCAAGAAGGGCCCAGGTCCAAGAACATTGCCTCAGGTTACAGTAACTGCTTCTAGAATTTATGATACCCCAGCAAAGAAGCCTGCTGCTAAAAGAGCAACAATGGATGTTAATCTTACCAAAGGATATAAGATGTCTATTGATACTACAAATATGAAGAACCCAGATAAAGACACTTATAACTACATGATTAAGGATGCAAGTGGTAAGGTTACATCAAAGGGAAACATAGCAACTAGTGAGAGTAAGTTTGGAGCTAGTCAATTAGTTAAAAAGCTTAAAGCAGGAAAGTAACAATTAACTGAGGGGGTCGCTGTGGCTCCCTCTATTTTAAATCTTTAAATCTAATCAAATGAAAAAGCAATCAATAAGCTCTGACAAAGTTTACAAACTCAAGGGAGAGTCTGCTCCTTTATCATTCACCCTACCATCAAGAAACACTAGAAGGTATCCACTCCTTTACTTTGATGAAGAAAATAATGTCAACAGGACATTAAGGTATGCCATCAATCAGAAGTCTCCCTTTGAGGATGAGCAAGATGGCAACGCAATTGTAGAGCCAATCGTATTTGAGAATGGCTTCCTATCAGTTCCAAGAACCAACCCTGTACTCCAGCAGTTCCTTCACTACCATCCACTTAATGGTTTATCATTTATTCAGGTTGATTATGAGAAGGATGCAGCCAAGGAGGTAGAGCAGCTTACATCTGAAGTAGATGCGTTGATTGAAGCACGTCAACTTAGTGTTGATCAGATGGAGACAATCGCTAGAGTACTGTTCAGTAAAGATCCAAACAAGTTCACAACATCTGAGCTTAAGCGTGATATCTTGATTTATGCAAAGAGAGATCCAAGGGGATTCTTAAATATCCTACGTGATCCAATGCTAAAACTTCAAGCAAATATCCACGTGTTCTTTGAGAACAAGTTACTGGCATTCAGAAATAATAACAAAGAAGTGTGGTTTAATACACCTTCTGTAAAGAAAAAGATGCTTACTGTCTCTTATGGTGATGACCCATACTTTGCCGTGGCTCAGTTCCTAAAGACAGATGATGGCATCGATGCTTTGAAAATGTTAGAAAATAATTTAGATTTGTAGACATAGTTTTTTTTGGGCTTAAGTTTAAAAATGGGGGTGTAATAACACCCTCTTTTTTTTTGTTTATATTTGTAAAAAGACTAGAATGATCAACTCAGTTCGAAATACCGTATTGGCAATTCTGAACAAGAATAATTACGGATACATCTCCCCCTCTGACTTTAACCTGTTTGCCAAGCAGGCTCAGCTAGAAATATTTGAGGAGTACTTCTCTGAGTATAACGATGCTATTAATAAAGAGAATGCTCGTGTTTCAGGTACTGACTATGCCAATGTTAGAAAGGCTTTAGAGGAAGCGATTGAACTATTCGCTATGACATCTACGCTCACTCAGTTTGCTGCGGCTTCAAATAGATATTATCTGCCATCAGTAACAACGACTGGCTTTGATTACTTTATGATCAATAAGATTCTTGTGTATGATGGATCTAGTAATCCTAGAGTATTCAAGGGTGAGGCAGACAAGGTAACTCATGGTAAGATTACTATGCTAATTAACTCTAACTTGACTGCTCCAACAGAAACATATCCAGCTTATACTCAGGAGGGTAGCGTACTTACTGTATACCCATCAACCATTAATCTGGCTAACGAGGTGGATGCCAGTTACTTCAGATATCCAAAGGACCCTAAGTGGACATTCACTACACTAACTAATGGTGAGCCTGTGTTCAATCAGTCGGCTGGCTTAGGATACCAAGACTTTGAGATACCTATAGAGGATGAAATAAAAGTAGTAGTAAAGATTCTTCAGTATGCCGGCATGTCCATTCGTGAGATTGAGGCAGTTCAATTTGGTGGAGCTGAAGAACAAAAACAATCACAATAATCATGGCATACATCACTCAAGAAAAGTACTACGAAAATAATGGAGTAACTCCTGTAGATGCAAACTGGGGATCATACCAGTATGTTAGCTTACAGGACATTGTCAATAACTTCTTGTTGATGTACTCTGGCAACCACTCATTGGTAAATAATGAGGAGCGGTATAAGATTTTGTTTCATGCCAAGAGGGCAATACAGGAACTGAACTATGATGCGTTCAAGCAGGTAAAGGTTCTTGAACTCACTGTAAATGATACACTTAAGTATATCCTACCATCTGACTATGTCAACTGGGTTAGGGTAAACCTATACAAGGATGGGTATCTAAGGCCATTAACTGAGAACATCCAAGTCCTTTCTTCATTGGCTTATCTTCAGGATAATACCGGAAGGATATTGTTTGATCACGAGGGCAATGCATTGTCTCCTGAGTTTTCTGAGATTGACTTACAGAGATTAGAGGGTGTCAAGAGAAGTATTTACTTGAATCCTCAGAGCCCGTACGATGGTCAAGAAGGATGGAACGTGGGGGGAAACTGGTACTTTGACTACGGTATTGGAGCCAGATATGGATTGAATACTGAGACTGCTAACTTCAACCCTACATTTAATATTGATGCCAAGAGTGGTGTGATTAACTTTAACTCAGACATGTATGGCGAATCAGTGATATTGGAGTACATATCTGATGGGCTTGAGAATGGGAATGATGCAAGTGTTAGTGTAAATAAATTGTTTGAAAAATTTATTTATGCGTACATTACGTATGAAATATTAAACTCTAAGCTTGGTGTACAGGAGTACATTGTGAACCGTGCCAGAAAAGAGAAGACTGCTCTTCTGAGAAATTCTAAAATAAGATTGAGTAACATCCACCCAGGCAGACTATTAATGAATCTACGTGGCATGGACAAGTGGTTGAAATAATATGGCGAATATTACAAGAAACTTCACAGCTGGTAAGATGAATAAGGTCGTTGATGAACGACTTATTCCTGATGGACAATATGTTGATGCGTTAAATATTCGAATGGGATCTACAGAGAACTCTGAGATTGGGGTCATTGAAAATACTAAGGGTAACAGCAGATTAACTACGATTAAGTATATAAATGGAACAGCACTTAGCTCTTCCGCTAGATGTATTGGGACTATATCCGACAACACAAGTGAGACTATCTACTGGTTTATCCATGACTCCAACTTTGCAGTAGGGGCTACAGGTAAGCTTGATATGATTGTATCCTTCAATGTGTACAACAACATATTGACCTACCACTTGATTAGTATCAACGATGGGGCCGGTATTAATACTACGCTAAACTTTAACTCTGAATATCTAATTACAGGAGTAAGCATCATTGATGATTTAATATTCTTTACTGATGACTATAACCCACCAAGGGTAATAAACAGATTTAAGAACTATCCCGATCCTGTTGGCAACATTGACCAGTTTAGTGCTGAGTCTATTCTTGTAATTAAGAAGCCACCTATTGAGTCTCCTAGTATTCAGCTTATAAATAGTGGCAACGAAGAGAACTACTTAGAGAACAGGTACATATGCTTTGCTTATAGATATCAGTACGCTGACGATCAGTATTCAGCTACGTCTCAGTGGTCTCCTCCTGCATTTCAGCCAAGGCCTTTTGACTTTAGTTTAAATAGCTACCTTAATGAAGGTATGCAGAATCAGTTCAACACTGCTATCATAACTTACAATACAGGTGGGCCACTTGTGGTTGGCATTGACCTATTGTTTAAGGAGATTGACAACAATACAATCAATGTAATTGAGAAGCTTAATAAGGCTGATCTTGGATTTACAAATAACACCAACCGTACATACACATTTACTAACAGCAAGATATTTACCACATTAGATGAGCGAGAGCTATTTAGGCTTTACGACAATGTTCCATTATTAGCGAAAGCACAAACAATAATGGGTAACAGATTAATGTATGGCAACTATGTTGAGGGGTATGATATGATTGACATCCTTGGCAACCCAATCAATCAAATATATTCTACTGCATTAATATCTGAAGAGATTGATAACACTGACATCATTGATTTTCTTAACTCAGGAACTTATAATTTTGGAGGTCCTCAAACTATTCCTAACTCAGTAGTATACTTAGACCTATCACCATTTGAGCTTGTCACAGGGGCCTCTATTACGGTTGATATGAGATTGGATCATGAGGACTTTGCAGGAGACACTCCGTTTCCTACAGCAACTACTCAGAATGTATTCCTTAGCTTTTTATTTGTGCTACCTAGGTCTTATGGATCAGTATATGAACTTGCTAGTAGTGTAGAGTTTCAAGATGCTATTGGCAATTCTTTTAATATAGAGACTGTAGCCAACTCATGTAATGGAACAACATTCACAGACCAGTTTAACTGCGCTCTTCCTAATAATTTAGCAGGGACCCCTACCGTTCTAAAATACCAGAGTGGTATTGGATCTGCTGGTCAGGGTCTAGGGATTATTACATCACCTGGAAGCCCATACGTAGGTATACAATTGCTTACAATGAGGTACGTCAATAATACAACTACCCCTACAGTAAACGTATACGAGTACTATTCATATAGTTTTGTTGAAGCATTCTATCAGAAGGTAAACTCTCCCAGAAGCTTGCATAGCAACAGAGGATATGAGATTGGTATCGTGTACATGGATGACTTTAACAGATCAACAACTGCTTTAGTTAGTCCAAACAATACTGTTCATGTACCTTGCTCTGCATCTAATAGTAAGAATTCTATTCGGGTTACCATCCCACCGGGGCAAGCAGCTCCGTACTGGGCTACACGATACAAGTTTGTGATTAAACCTGATGAAGAGAACTACGATACAATATATAGTAGCATATTCTTCAATGATCCATCGAGTAACAATGTTTACTTACTGCTTGAAGGTGAGAATGCCAGAAAGGTTCAGCAGGGGGACAGATTAATTGTAAAGGCTGACACTGATGGGCCTACTACTAGATGTGTTTACACCACTATACTTGAAAAGGAAGCGAAGGCTGAAGGATTTATTGAAGTGCCAAGTACTATAGACCCAGCAGAAAATATACTTGTCCCCTCTGGATTATATATAAAGATTAATCCAAATAACTTTGCTGTCGTTAGGGATGATTTAGCTATTATTTCTCCAGGAAGCGTAACTATTTCTGAAAGGAATGCAGGAGACTTTCCTAAATTAAACTATCCTATGAACAGGTATGATACTGCCACCTCAAGATGGGAAGACTATGATGTTCCTATTGGTAGTAGGATAAAGATGAACTTTAAGTTCGAAAGAGATGGCACAAAAGATGGGGGTGCAAATTGTGAAAGAAGGATTTATACTCTTGAAAAAACAATGACTGCATCTGCTGACTATGGTAACATGATGGATTGGTGGAATGGAGACAATGTTGAAGTCGTTCTTAATGAAGGTATACAAGATGTTGGTGGAGGGGGGCCTGATATTAATAATGAGTACATGACCACTATTGCTTCTAGCCCAACAAATATTGACACATCATTATCTACTAACTACTATAGATTCTATAGATATCCAGATGTAGCAGGTGCAAATAGAAATAAGCTTATACTTATTGTTAGCGGAACTAGAAGCTGTGGACGTAGTGATAAAAGAAGATCTACTGTTAATGTAAATATTGAGGTATTTAGAGCTGGTAGTACTTTAATATTTGAAACTCAAGCATCTCCTGCTTTGCCTGATATATTCTTTGAGAATGAATTGTCATTTCCTATTGTTAATGGATACTATACTGGTAATGTTCAAACTCAAACATCTTCATTGCCGGCTATTGTTGACACTAATTTCTTTAACTGTTTTTCTTTTGGAAATGGGGCAGAGAGTTACAAGATATTGGACTCCATTATTGGAAGACCACTCGCATTTGGTAATAGGGTTACAGCAGTAGCTGCTCAAGATTACAAAAGAACAAGGAGATTTGCAGACATTACCTATAGTGGGATATATAATTTTGAGTCTAATGTTAACAAGCTTAATGAGTTTAATCTTGGCTTGTTCAACTACAAGTACTTAGAGGTAGCATTTGGTCCAATCTATATATTGGATGGCCGTGAGACTGATATTCTTGTTCTTCAAGAAGATAAGATTTCTTATGTGTTATCTAGTAAGAATTTAATATCCGACTCTACAGGTGGAGGCGCAATTGCATCTGTACCAGAGATACTAGGAACTCAAATTGCTAGGACAGAAGAGTTTGGGATTAGCTTTCATCCTGAGAGTTATGTGCAGTGGGGATACGACAGATTCTTTACAGACGTAAAGCGTGGTGCGGTTATTCAATTAAAAGGTAATGAGCTTGCTGTAATCTCTGAGATGGGCATGAGGACTTGGTTTAGAGATGAGTTTATTGACTCATTTAATACTCAGAAGCTAGGTGGATATGATCCGTATCTAAATGAATACGTGTTAAGTACTAACTCTATTGAGTTGCCTAGACCAGTTGATTGTCTTTCTTGTGGTATTGCTCAGACATTTACTATACCTACAGGTAATACACAAACTTACTGTGTTGACTTAAACGACCCTGTTGGTATTACAACAGTAACTTATAGTGTTCCGGCAGGATCTACAGCATCGTTTACTGTATCAGTAACTTACAATGGAGTTACTCAGACATCTGGTGCTGTAACTACATCAGGATCATTACAGTTTAATAAGAACTCTAACTCTGTTAACGTAGCCACGGTTACGATAACTGCATCTAATCCATTAGAGATAACTGTAACGCCTAGCTGCCCTGCTCAGGAGTCGCTTACTATTGTAAGTGTAACTCTTACTAGTGTAGTAGACGCAGGCAAGTTCATACACAATCAGTACAAATATACTGATGGAGCTTTTGTGTCACCATTACAGTCAACTCTTATTACATTTGCTACAGGAAGTGCAAGCCCTATAGTTTCTCAATACAACCAAGTAACAGGTGCAATGGGATCTCCTGGGATACCAACAGCAGGATCTACCTTACAGATTATATCGAATAAGATTAACTTTGATACATTTGATTTTGTATTAGGTGAGGATAAGTTTAGATATATTCGTAGCAATACGCTATATCCAAATACTTCTGTAGGAATTTCAAACTTAATTGCAGCATCTACTTTGGTTTCACCAATAACAGGAGCCGCTGGATTATATTCAGGATCTTTCGTTGTTCCCGGCAGTGGACAATATCTTTACTTAATTTGGGACTACAGAAATTCAGCACCTATAACTCTTTGTTACTCTAATACAAATACTCTAGCTGCATGCTGCGGCTGCGCATAAATAATTTAATATGGCAACATCAGGAACATTTTATTTAGATGCCCCATCACTTAGTACCGCTACGGTGGTATACTCAAATGCTGCACTAACTACAGTAGCTGCAAATGGTTTCTATTCTGAGGGCTCTATTGTTAGAGAGCAGGCATCTGGAGTACTATTACCTCAGCAATCTTGTCCTGCCTGTGCTGTACCTTGTGGAGGAACTATAAGTGAGGATGGAGCTCAGGGTATATACTATTTAAATGTAGACCTTGGTACTCCTACAGGAGCTGTACTAATTGAGTTTGATCCTCTGTTTGTGCCTGATGGCATTAAGGCTGTTTATAATAGCGTTGTATATAATGGTGTATCTTCACCAGTATACGGATGGCTTCAGGGGAGTGCTGGCCTTCCTACCTATATTGGAGAAGCGGCATCTGATTGTGGTATGGTTGCGGGTTCACCTTATACACTTAATGAGTTCCAATATGATGGAAGCGATTTTATTTCTTTAGGAACAACTACACCTGTAACTGTATTAGCAGGGCAATTGGATTTAACAGTATTGGCCCCTGGGAATACGTTGATGGTAATACCAAAGACAGCAGCTAGTCCATCTATATTGAATCTTGAATTTATTGGACCATGCTCAGGAACTGTTTTTAATGTTTCAGTAACCTGTCCTGCTGCACTACCATCGTTTGATTCAAGCACAATGCATGCAACCAGCGTACTAGCTTGTGCTGCTGCTATAGGCTCAATATACTACGTGGCTCACGTTAATGGAGCTGCTGGTGTTCTTGGATTATACGACTTAGTATTTAGTGATGCCAATGGTCAGTCTAAGTTATCAGCAGGGTTTTACAAGACTAATGACGCAGGTGCTAACGATTGGTATCAAGTGGATGCCAATGGCGTAATTATTGCATTTGGAACTTGTGCTGTAGCTTGCGGAGGCATAATAACTGGTAGTGGTACTCAGGGTGTATATTATGTTGAGACAAATTTAGGTACAGCTACAGGGGCTGTTATTGTTAAATTTAATCCTCAATCCATACCTGATGGTATATTGGCCACATATAATAGTGTAAACTACAACGGTGTATCTTCACCACTATATGGTTGGCTTCAGGGGACAATTGGTGAGCCTACTTACATTGGTGCACTTGGAGATGACTGCGGTATAGTTGCAGGGTCTCCATATACTCTTAACGAGTTTGAGTATAATGGAAGTGCTTTTGTTTCATTAGGTACAACTACTAGTATTTCAGTAGGCGCAGGTCAAATGGAGTTAACAGCATTGCCTCCAGGTAATACTGTAATGGTTATCCCAAAGATTGCAGCTAGTCCATCTCTGCTGAACCTTGAATTCATTGGTGTTTGCGGAGACACTGGGTTCACTATAGATGTAACCTGCCCAGCCGCTTTGACATCATTTGCATCTAGTACTGGTAATGGTGATAGCGCATCTGCTTGTTCTGCTACTATAAGCCCAACATACTATGTTGCTCATGTAACGGGATCTGGTGGCGTACTTGGTATATATGACTTAGTATTTAGTGATGCCAATGGTCAGTTTAAACTTGGTTCAGGATACTATAAGACCACAGCAGCAGGAGCTAACAACTGGTATCAAGTAGATTTTAACGGGGTAATTATTGCATTTGGAACTTGTCCTTAATAACTATGGCAAACTATACACTATCGTACAGCGAATCAGCACAGGGGTGGCCTTCATTCTACTCCTTCTTTCCCGACTACATGATTGGGATGAACAACTACTTCTACACATTCAAGGGAGGGAACTTGTTTCGTCACAACGTGAATGAGACCAGAAACAACTTCTATGGTACTCAGTACACATCTATATTAAAAAGCGTATTTAATACATCTCCTCTTGAGAATAAAATATTCAAGACTCTTAACTTAGAGGGCAGCAACAGTTGGGCCACACTAATGGAGACAGACATTCAGACCTCAGGCTTTATTGAAGCCGCATGGTATGAGAAGAAGGAGGGATCTTTCTTTGCGTTTGTAAGGAACGCAGGTACGGTACCAGCACAGCCATCAGAGTATGCACTTAGATCGGTGAATGGCATTGGCTTAAGTCAGAACGTGACAGGATCTGCGCCAGCATTAACTGTATCGTTTCCTATTAGTCCAGACCTAACAGAGATAGGCAGCATAGTAAGTGTAGGGGATTACTTATACTACAGCTTGCCTGCAACATATTCAACACCGATATTGTGTGGTCAGATCACCAGCATTGTAGTGGACTATCCAACTAGTATCAATAGGATAGTTGTGAATGCATCAATAGCCGGGGGTGGTATCCCTCCTATAACTACCCCGTTCTTTATGTATATTAAGGGGTCGGTAGCGGAGTCTCACGGAGTACTAGGACATTATTGTATATTTACACTAGAGAACAATAGCACTACTAAGGTTGAGCTATTTGCAGTGGAGTCTGAAGTAATGAAAAGTTATCCTTAAATTTGCATTCATGGGGATCTTAGTAAGACAACTAAATGAAAGTGACTACGATGACATCCTAGTAAAGTGGTGGAATGACTGGGCTTGGGTCGCACCTCAGAGAGATTTCTTACCTGAGAACGGGACCGGTGGCCTAATAGTATTCGATGGTGATGAACCAGTTTGTGCAGGGTACATGTACACCACCAACTCAAGTGTTGCTTGGGTGGATTGGATAGTGTCAAGCAAGACATATAGGACAAAGCCAACCCGAAAGGAGTGCATAGACTTATTGATCTACACCCTTACTAACATTTGCAAAAACAGTGGGCATAAATATGTATACGCCTTAATAAAGAACAAGAACCTTGTCAGTACCTACGAAAGTTTTGGATACATTAAAGGGGATTCATATACAGGAGAAATGATAAAAGTATTATAATATGGCAATAATAACGTCAGCAGCAATCGCAGGAACAGCAATAACAGCAGGAACAATCGCATCAGGGGTTGGTCTAGCTACTGCTGTAGGAAGTGCTGGAGCATCTTTTAGAAATGTTAAAAAGTTTCAAGATCAACAGGCTGAAGCCAATGATGCAGCTATGAAATCTCTAGCTGAGGCTAAGAAAAAAATGAATGTAAACTACTATGAGCAGCTAGGAATAGAAACCGGAGCTTATGAAATGGCTAGTAGACAAGCCAAGAGCACAGCGGCAGATTTAACTAGAGCTGCTCAGCAGGGAGAGGGGCGTGGCGTTGGTGCTGCGGCAGGTCAAATTTATGCGGCTGGACTACAAGGTCAGGAACAAGTTAGGGCTTCAATGGCTGAGGATCTAATGGGTCTTGATAAGTTAGTTGCTGCTGAAGATTCTAGAATTGCTGGAGCTTTAGCTGGCCTAGATTTGCAGGCTGCTGAGGGGGCTCAGCTTGCCGCTAGAGATGCTCAACAGGCTGCGGCTGCATCTACTGCTCAAGGGTTTCAATCATTACAGTCAGGGGCTCAACAGCTCTATGAGGCAGCTCCTTTGTTTGATAAGTCTCAAGGTATGAAACAGTACGAAAAGCTAAAGGGTTTGGCTAGTAAGTATAACCTTACTCAAGAACAACTTCAGAATGATTTGGTTGAATTTGGAAAGAGTGCAAACTTTGGTCAATTGTCAGGCGTTGGATATTCGGCCACAGGTGTTGATGCACTAGGCAAACCTGTTCAAGGAGTAATGACTTCTCCTGCATTCCAAGATTACTATGCTACTCAAGGCAAGCAATTTGGTCAGTCAGTATACGATCCATTTGGTCAATTTTTACAAAAGAAATATCCTAAATAATAATGGCAACCTACTACAAATATGCTGAGAGGCAGGCTGATAGTTTTGTAAACTGGGCAGAGATCGGTAAGGATATTACCGAAATGCTTAAGACCGAGACCAATATCCGAGAGGAGAAGAAAGAAGCTATTGACAAAGCATCAAGGGAATATGGGGAGAAGCTATCTAATGCTCCAACAGGAGAGCATGGGGGAGCTAATCGCTGGACATTAGGATTTGCTAGTGATGCACAGCAAGCACGATTACTTCAGGACCGACTACTTAAGTCTGGTGGTCTTAGTGTAAAAGACTATACTGTGATGAGACAAAATATAAGTGATGGTACTGCTAGGTTATTTAATCTATCTAAAGAATACCAAGCCCAGTATAAGGAGAAGATGGAGAGGGCTAATAGTGCAGATCCTGCAACTAGGTCTCAGATGTTAGAAACTTTTTTTATGGAGACAGCTGAAGGGTTTGCTAACTTCTCAAAATCAAAACCATTAATTAACCCTACAGACTTTTCAATCAGCATTGGTATCATGGAGCCAGACCCTGAGAACAAAGGAGTCATGAAGCTTACTGATAATGTTCAGACTGTTGAGTACTTAAGCGGTATGATTAATACTAAGTTTAATTACTTTGATATAAATAAATCATCAGATGAAATATCAGGTGGATTTGCTAAGTACATTACAGCAGACATAAAAGCTGATAATTTAAATGGAGTTATTACTACTATTGAAGATGCGTTAGCAAGACCAGCCGCTAAAGAAATACTTAAGAAAAAGGTTAATGCATATCTACAGAATCCATACAACATAAGTTCAATCCTTACTAATGATATCGGAGGATATACATTTTCTTTTACCGACAAATCTGGAGGTAATGTTATATTTTTAGAGCAGGACCCAGCATCAAAATCAGTAACACCAATATTTACAGATGAACAAAAAGCTGTAGCATCAGATTTCTTGACAGGCATATCTATTCAGAAGGTTGCATATGAGGAGCAGTTAAAACCTTTTTCTCTTCAGCAAAGACAAGTAGTAAAGGCTGAAGACCCCAAACCTAGTGGGCCTCCTATTAATGTTCAGGAAGCATATTTATCAAGGGTTAAAGAAAAAACAGGATTGAGTGAAGATACTTTTTCAAATAAAAGATTAGAGACTGCAAATAACATGAAATCAATTCTTTCTAAAATTCCTAATGGAACTCAACTATCTGTTGAACTAGATAAAGATCCAGAATCTGGGATAATTAATCTTAAGGATGGAGATAATGTTATTAAATCATTTTATGTCTATGAAACTAATCCAGAAATTCGTAAAGGATATTTGAATGAATTTACAGAAATCATTTCTAACTTAGCCGGTACTGATGGGATGATTGACTACCTTGGAAGGACAGGAGGAATGGGACAATCAGGATCAGGTGGAGCAACTGGAGGAAGTTCTAGATAATAAAAAAAATGGAAGAACAACTATTAAAAGATTACGTAGCAACGTATTTAAATCCTAAGTATAATGGTGATTGGGATTTAGTTAATTCAAAGTTCCCTGAGTTATCTGGACTTGACAAGCAATTGTTAAAAGACTATGTAGCAACGTATACAAATCCAAAGTATAATGGAGATTGGGATGTGGTAAACTCAAAGTTCCCGGAACTATTCCCAGCAGGAGAAACTTCTTCCGAGCCAGTAAAAAAAAAAGATACGGTATCACCATTTGTGGATGGTGGTTCGGAGCTTACAAGATTTGATCCTGCAAGTGGGCAGGTTGTACAGGAGACTCCTGAGTTTGCCACATCTAAGCCTGAAGTAAAGATCCCTGAGCAGAAGCTACCTGCACGTACTGAGTTCCAATACCAGCCTGGCAAGCCTTTGCCTGAGCAGAAGACAGCACCACTCCCTAAGTTTGTTGAGGATCAGTTATCCACTGTTAAACCAGAGCTTATAGGGAAGACTGAAGAGAATGTTGTACCACAACTTAAGTATCAGTTCGGTCCACTAGGATTTAAGTTCGAGGAGACTAGAGCTGGAGATTACATGATGGCTACATCTCCATCTGGAGAGTCTATTTATATTTCTTTAGACGTTGTAGATAACAAGGATAAGGAGATAGAAGCCAATAAGCTAAACGCATTTTTAAGAAAGGGTGCCACCACTGTAAAGAACTTATCTACTCTACAGAAGCAATACACGGACGCTAATAAAAAGATTGTATCTCAGAAAGAACTTGATGAGTCTCTGGCAAGCATCAATGCAGAGGAGACCAAAATCATGGCAAGGAACGCTGAGTTTGTTAAGGCACAGAATAAACTAGAGGCAGAGAAAGCACAACTAGAAAGTGTTCCTGTACAGCAAAGAAACAATCCAGCTTACATTGCTAGAGTAAATGACTTTATTGAAAGAGCTGATCAGTTTAGTGGTGAGTTCCAGACATTCGTAAAAGATGCTGAAGACTTATCAAAGAGAGGCCAGCAATTAAATAAGTCTATAGGCAAGTACACTGAGATGAAAGCAGAGCAAGGCACATGGTATGGTGCTGGTTTAAATGCATTTGCTAACAAGTCATACTATAATATGGCTAAGGGATTCACCGGACTTACTATTGATTTGCTAGGTGAGTTTCTTCCAAAAGAAGCCTTGATGAGTCAAGATGATTACGAGAAAAACTTTGTTGATCAAGCCAAGAAGGAGGGTATAGCGATACCTGAAGGAGAGGATTTTGCTGATCTTACTAGCAAAATGGATGCAGAGACAATCGCAAGGATTGAAAATAAGGTTAGGGACTTATCGAAGAAGATTGTCAAAGGAGATATGATGGAGTCCTTAGGAGTCACATCAGACATGATGATGAAGGCTAGTGGGGTTTCTCCAGAATACTATAAATCAATTGAGAATAATTTTGTAGGCGGTGCTTTACTTGGCACACTATCATCTATACCGGCAATGGCTGGTGGATCATTAACAAGAACTGTATTAATGGGATCTCAAATATTGGGTGGTATAGATGAGGAGATGTCTAATGATCCTGCGTTTGAAGGGATATCAGAGAATGAGAAGTACCTTGTTAAGGGGCCAATAACAGTAGCTGTTGCCCTGCTTGAGAAGGCTGGATTAAGCAACTTATTAAATCAAAAAGGTTTCTTAAATGGATTGGTACTTAAGGCATTAGGAAAGGCTAGTGCAGGAGCGAGTTATAAAACTCTAGGTGGATTGATTAGTAATGAAATAGATAATGTTGCTGCTAGAGGTGCTTTGACATTAGGGGCTGGTTTCCTAGCTGAGGCTGAGACAGGTGCATTACAGGAGGTAGCTGACATCACGGCCAAAGAAATTTACAATATGGCTAAGGAGAAGGAGATGTTTGATACTCCTGATTCGGTAGTCCAATTCATAGAGCAGGTAGGCAAGGCTGGTTTACAAGAAGGTATTGGAGCTGGTGTACTTAGTGTCCCAGGATCTGTATCTGCTGCCTATACTGGTAAAGGATTCTTGGGAATGGACGATACTCAGTTTGCTATGTTTGAAAAGATGGCGAACGACTCAAACATTCAGAAGGGATTCGTTGCTAGGCTCAAGTCTAGAATTAATAACGGTGAGATTACTGCTGCTGAAGGCAAGGACATACTTAATAATTACAGAAATTCTGTAGGCTTATTTAACTCATTACCTGAGAACCTTGACATGCAAGGTAAGAAGGAGGCGATGAATTTACTTAAGGAGAAGCGTGACTTGGAGCGTCAGATTGATGGCAAGGATCAGGCATTAACTACTCCTCAGCGTAATAGAGTAAACGAAATAAATCAACAACTTACTAAACTATCAGAAGATGCCGTTCAAAAGCAAGCAGCAGGTGAAGTACCTGTACAGCCAGGAGCCACAGTTGGCCAAGAAGTGGCGCAAGGAGAACCCCAAGCAGAACCTCAAGGCATTGCCCAAGAAGGTCAAGAAGTAGTAAGCCCTACGTTAGACTTAGATGGAGAGGTATCCTTACTTGAGCAGTTACTTGCACAGGAGGAGACTGCACCTACTGTGTCCGCTGGTATATCAATCTCAAGTGATACTGATGTTGAGGAGTTGAGAAATAGAACTCAGTCAAGGTCTCAGCAGGCAACAACAAAAGAAGATAAGGAATCTTCTAGTACAAGGTTGAGTATTATTGATACCGCTAAGAAGGCCATCAATACATTGAAGTCAGTGTTCCCTAATCTTGATATTGTGATGCATGAAGATGAAGGCAGCTACAATGCTTCTATGCAAGAGATAGGTGGGAGGGCTGGATCTAGAGGAAACTTCTTTACTGATACTGATCAAGATGGTAATACAACAGGTAGGATCGATATCAATCTATCTAAAGCTAACTCTAGAACAGTAGCTCATGAGATTGCTCATGGCATACTAATAAATACTTTTGGAGACAATGTAAACTTATTCAATGACTTTAGAACAAGGTTGTCTAAGGTCCTTAAGGGAGACGTAAACAAGAAGTTAAATGATTTTGCTAATCAGTATGTTGATAAAAAGACAGGTAAGTTATTAGATGTAAACCACGAGGAGTTCTTAGCTGAGCTTACTGGAGCACTAGAACAACAGGAGGCCAACTTGTCTGTAACTACAATTCAGAAAGTTGCTGCGTTAATTAATGAGTTTGTGTCTAAGATTACAGGGGGTAAGTTTACCCCATTTGAGGACATAAAGAATACCAAGGATGTAGTTGACTTCTTTAACACCATATCTGGTGCTATCAGAGAAGGTAATCAGATACAACAACTAAATAGTCAAGAGCCATATACTTCAGGTGTAGCACTACCTGTAATTAATCCTAATGAATTTGTTGGTAAGAAGTTTAGATCTCAGCTTGAGATAGGTGATTATAAATTCCCCTCTGGCATAGACATTCTTAGAATAGCTGATCTTCCTATAAAGAATTTAACCGAATTGGTAAAGCAATATGAAGGTAAAGTTGTTATTATTACTAGTGATGCCACTGGATATGGTGTAGATAAAAATGGAGATCCTATCTTAGGTGGATTTGGATTTGCTTCAAACAAAAAGAATGTTGATGATGGTATTGGATTCGCAAGTCTGGGGACTGGTACAGTAAGTGGTACTTATACAGCAGCTGATAAAGCTTATGGTACAGGAAAGACTCTTGTACTAGTAATGATTCAACCACCTCATACAACAATTAATAATTCGTATGGTGCTAAGTATATTGTCAGAGGACTAAAAGAAATAGCTGCATCTTCTAAAGAGGAGTTAGCAAAAACCAAAGAGTCAATTAAGACCTTTATAAAAGATTCTACGGTTATTCAAGACGAATTAAAAAAGATTAAAGGATCAGAGAAAAGATTGTTTGATTTTATTGATAGCATAAATGAGAACACCAATATAGATGATGCTGTTAAAGAATTCCTAAATGATACTACTTTTACTGTAAGAAAATTACTTGGTCAGGGTATATTGTTTAAGAATAAAGATATAAGACCTGATTCAAGTACCACGTATAGTAAGATTGCATTTAATAATATTGGATATAATATCTATGATTTCTTAAAGGAGTATGGTGACAATACAATACTCACAGATGATTTAATACTAAATGATATTGGAGGATATGTTGTTGGTGGATTTGAATTAGATGTAGTTCCTAATGATCAAAGAGAAAATATAATAAATGATATTCAAAACAAAGGTATAGTTCATCCATTATTCAACGCTAAACTTCCTGGCACTAATCACTTTAGATTAGATGCTCTTTATGATGTTGAAGAAAACTTTGCTCAGTACGCAGTACCTGATACTCAGATATCTATACCTAAAGAAGAGAGAGATGCTTTGGTAAGAGAACTTTACAAAGATGATAGATTCTACTTAGCTAAAAATAGATCTATACCTTTAGAAGAAAGGACATACACTCATCTAACTGTTCCAGCCAAAGTTGAATTTAAGGATACGTATTTAAAACCTAGGGGACTACTAATTGAAACAGCTCCAAAAGTTTCAACAAAGGTAGCTAGAGGAGAAGGCTTTATCCCTATAGAAGGTGCCGCTGAACAAATGGCGAAGAGAAATTTTGTAAGCAGATCACAGATAAATGAAGAGCTATCAAAGGCATCTGGATCAACACAAGTTGCAACTACAAAGGGCAGTTATAGAAAGGCTGCAAATATTTTAAAGAATATTGGTGTAGATGGTGAGGTCCTAGACTATGGAGCAGGGCTTGGATTAGGTACTGATGCCATGAGTGAGGTCCTTGATAAGCCTGTTGATTCATTAGAAATTAATCCAGAAAGATGGAAGGGAATTAGGCCAGTAAAATATACTGATGCCAATCAAATAGATAAGAAGTATGATGGAATAGTATCCTTGAATGTAGTAAATGTAGTTCCAAAAGAAGTAAGGGACTTCATTGTTCTTGACATATTTAATAATCTTAAAGAAGGTGGAACTGCTATTATAAGTTCAAGAGGATTTAAAGGAGACATTGATGGTGCTAAAAACTTTGTCGATGGAGGTGAAGAAAAAAGTTACATAATAAAAAAGAGAGAGAAGGGCAAATTTATTTATGTATTCCAAAAGGGATATGATGGTAATGAGTTGTTTGAATATGTTCAAGGTTTATTAGGAGACTCTGCATTAGTATTGCCTAACAATACATTCGGTAAAAGAGGAGTTGTAATAACTAAACTTAGCAATGTAAAAAGCAGATCTCAATTACCTGGCAATGATGCACAGAGAATAGTTAATCTAGGACGTGCTAATGGTTTGTCTGATCAAGCGATATCAAATGTATTAGAGAAGCGTGGCTTCACTCAAGAAGCCATTGACACTGCAATAGGTAAGGCTGAGCCTGCCGCTAAGAAGGTTGAGGTAACTGAGGAGTTTGCTCCGGGGTATGACCGAATGATTGATGAGCTTGAGGGTGTGGTTGAGAAGTCATTAAATCGTGGTACCACTGAGGATAGAGCAATGGAAAATGCCATAAACTATCTACAGGGTACTAAGGTATACGAGAACGCTACTGACGTACAGCGTGAGGCTATGGTCCGTGATGTACGTAAGCGATTCAAGAAGCGTGAGAAGCGTGCTCCTAGTGCTGAGAAGGTAGTAGGTAAGCCAAAGAAGAAGGAGGTTACTGTCGATGAGATGGTAGCACTGAAGGACCAGATTAAGCTTGAGGCAAGAGCTGCTCGTGAAGCTAAGGGAGACCTTAATACCAAACGAAAAGCATTGGCTGCTAAGGTGTCTGCATTGAAGGGTAAGGGAACGGTTACTACTAACCAGCTTGATACTATTATAAGAAGGATTGAGAGAACTAATCTTGACAATCCTATCATGGTAGATAGGTTGCTTGCATACATTGAGAAGGTGTTTGATAATGCCAACTATGCAGCGGACATGGCTGAGTTAAGAAAGCTACAACGTCAGGCAAGAACCAAGAAGCATACATCAATGAAGGACTTTGTTGATAGGTTTACTTTTATTAATCCAGAGCTTATCCCACTTGATAGACTACAAGACTACAAGGAAGCACTTGACTTCTTGAATAACCTAACTCCTTCTTATGCTAGGATGAATGAGATGCTTCCTGAGATTGAATCTTATCAGGTATCTGAAGAGTTTGATGCAGCTAAGACCTTTGATGGTCTTATGAGTAAGTATGAAAGCATAGCATTGAATGAGGTTGGTAGTGTAGAGGATTATGTTAATTTAATAAAGGACATAAACTCATTTAAGAGAAAGGCATTTCAGTTACTACAGAACGAAGCGATTACTCAGGAAGAATATGACAACCTAATTGATATGGTTGGAAAGGATCAGGCTGAGATAGAGAAGAGATATGAAAAAGAAATCACTCAGATAAAGAAGGACTTGATTGCTGAGATAAAGAATCAGAGACCAAAGACTAATCCTGAATTCACTAAGGAAGAGAATGATTTAATCAAAGAATACCTAGAGCTTAGCGATGCTGACCTTGAGAGTCTATCTCCTGAGGACTTGTTTGTACTAAATGATTTGCTTGAGAACGTAAGCAATGGAGAGATTGACTACTATAGATTTAAGAACGTAGTGTCAAAGGCAGCCAATAACAAGGCTGGTGTTGAAGTTGGTAAGCAGTTAAAAGCATCTAAGTTAAGTCTTGGGTCGGCAGAATTGAGAAAGAAGATGGCTCAGTTTGAAAGCTCATTCTGGGAGGGGCTTCTTGGTTTAGGTAGAGCCACATCAGGTCCACTACAAAAGTTTATTATCTCTCCTTTCAATAGAGCAATTGGATCATACGAAAAGTTTTTAAGAGATGGATACAATGATTTCTTAAAGCTTAAGAAGAAGTATAAGATTGATGATTCTAAGTTTATAAAAAGCACTAAGCAAATGAGCAAGATTGGTATGCTAACCACATACCTTCAAGAGTACATGGCTCAGTTTGACCCTAAGAACAAAGGCATTAAGGATATCGGTAAGCGTGATTGGTTCAAGGAAATATTAGACACCGAAACCATGAGGGACGATTACTCCCCTGAAGAGCTTAAGATTATTGAAGAGATTCATAAGAGTCTACCTAAAGATAAGGATGGTAATGTAGATCCTAAGGCGGTATACGATAGCTACATAGCTAACGATGGTAAGTTCTTTACCAAGAATGAGAAGGGATTCTTTGATGCAGTAATGGAGTGGAAGAAGAATAACTCAACATCAAAGCAGAAGGCAGCTAATGAAATGAGTGGCAATGCATTTAAGGAGATTCCTTTTCACATGCTTAGATCAAGATACTCTGGCCAGACTTCACAGATTACCCCATCAACATCTGGTGATAATGGTATGATACGAATCAAGGCTGGTACCGGTAAGGAGAGAGCAAGCGAAGCAGTAGGTGCTATCAATACAAACTTTGAGAAGCTATTCATCAAAGGACTTGAGCAGACTGGAAGAGATTACTTCTTATCCAAGGCACTAAAGGATATCAACAACGTGTTGGCATCTGCTAAGAAAGAACTTAATGGAGATAAAGATCCGCTAGTTAAGGCTATATCTTATACGCTATCTGATGCATTAGCTTATGAGTTTAGTGATACAGCTAGTCAGAACATATTGAAGAGATTGGTTCAGGCAAGAGCTGCTATGACATTGTTCGATCCTATCAGAGCAGGAGTTGAATTTACATCTACTCTACTATCCTTTGGTCTAAGAGCCAGAACATTATCTGGATACAAGAACTTATTCGGTAGTCAGGGAGATATGAGAAATCTACTTGAGTTCACGGATAGCCCACTAAGACTACGTCAGAATATCAACAATGCAATTGATATCAATGATGGAAGGATAGAACCACAGGGGATGCTTACGAAGTGGACAACATTCCTATCTGGTCTACCAGAAAGAACAATGATGGTTACCTCATGGATGCCAACATTCACTAGTGAGTTTCAGAATATCACGAAGGAGAAGTTTGACATGAAGAAGTTTAATGATAGCGAAGCATACAGAGAGAAGTATGGTAAGGCAATCAAAGAAGCTTCTGCTGTGGCTGATGCTCAGACTGAGAAGATTATTGGTCCAACAACAAAGGCAGGACAGAGAAGAGACATTGTAATTTTCCCTGGTAAAACTGTTGGCAGGGACACGGTGTCTGGTCAAATCCTTGGCTTCTTTAGCAACTATCCTTATCGAGAAGTAACTGAATTTGTAAATGGATTTAAGGAAGCAGGTGAGGTATTAAAGAAAGGTGATACAGTAGAAGCAATCAGTCAGTTGCAAAAGCCACTGGGTATTGCATTGAACGTGGCTGCCTACGGATTCTTATCCTCAGTAGTATACGCATCCAGATTAATACTTCTTGGAGACGAGGATGAAGAGGAGAGAGGCAACAAGTTACTTGAGGAGTTGATGACTTCTAAAGGATTCATTGAGGAGACAGCGGCAAATGCAGCAGCATTAGCAGCAAGTAAGTACGCAGGTGGAGGTAGAGCTATGCTACAGGTGTTAGGCACTTTAGGTATGATGCTGACTGACAATGAGGAAACAAAGACTACAATTAAAAAGATGCTAAAGGGAAGTGTCTACGTAGATCCTCTACCTACTCAGAAGTTAAGTGGATATGGTACCGCAGATAAAGTAAATACAGCAATACTAAAATACATTCCTCAGCTTGTGGTGCTTGGAAATATAATTATAGATGGTATTGGGGCTATTAACGAAGTTAAAGCTATATACGACAAGGTAGAAAGCAAAGGAGTGAATGCACTAACAGAAGATGAGGAGCTAAGAGTATTAGCATTGAGTGCAATGTTTACAGCAACTCAATTGTACTTAAATTATAAGGGAACATCATTACCATCTTACAACACCTTGAAGGCAGGAATGAAAACAGTAAAGGAGGAAGCAGGAGTCGCTGATATATCTGCTGGAAAAGTACCTGCCAAAAAGAAATCATCTAGTGGTGGTGGAGGTGGTAGAGCTAAGACAATGAACAAGACTGACTTGAAGAAATATAACCGTGAGTTATATGATCAGATGTATGGATCTGGGTCTGCTACTTATGAGATAGAGCAGGAGATAAAAGCATTCGAGAAGGAACAACGAGAATTTAAAAAGGATATCAAGGATAGAGTTTTTGGTGGGGACTAAAAGTCCTCATCATATTCTATTGTCTTGATGATATCCCTAAGATCCTTGATAAGACTCTTGACATCTTCCTTAACTGATCCGTACTCCCTGTCCACGAGCTTCTCGTAGATCTCAGCAACGCTGGCATGGAAGCCTTCTGTAGTGAAGGCTATCCTTGCAGCTCTGTCTCTTTCCTGTTGGAGTCTTGCATCCATTCCTTCTCTGTTATAAAATTGTAAATAGGTTTCATTCTTTCTTTGAGTAATCTGATCTCCTGCTTAAGTGCCTCATTCTCTTGTACTAATCTACCAACAATATTGTATGAATCAACTGGTTCGTCCCTAAATTTATTCATAACCACCATCTCCTTGCACTTCAGATATAAACTTCTAAATTTTGAATCCAGTTCAACAAGGTCATTGAATCTTTTAAGGTAGTACTCAGCAGCGTATCTGCTCTTCTTTAAGTTGTATGCTATGCTCTCAACGTGCATGCCTGTGTCCTTTAGTAGTGAGGAGAATATCATTCTGGCTTCCACCTCACCACGGTACCTTGTGGTAGATAGGATACGTTCTCCTGTTACTAGTTCAACGATGTTCCGTAGATTATCAATCCTCTTTCTCTCTTCCGTAAAAGAGCTCTGCTTTGATTCCATGTTTCTGTAGTTCTTTGATTCTATATTCCTGTAGTTTACTTGGCTTACCTGTCGCTCGCTTAACTTCGTAGAACTCAACGTCAGAGTCCTTAGGGATAGCAATTAGGTCAGGGATACCGTTCTTGTTGGTCTTAATCAACTTGATTACATAGTACCCCTGATCCTCCAGGTCCTTCATTAACTTAGTCTGTACCTGCTGCTCTGTCATAGGGCCTAAAGTTTCTCTTAGCAATCATCAATGATTCTGCCTCAGTGTCAGCGAACCCTGTATCGTATGTGAACCCATCGCTGTACCAGTACAGCCACTCCCCTACGTGTGATTGGAACACGCCTATAGATCCTACAGGAACCTCCCTCATGTAGAATAACTTCTTTGCTTGATCTCCGATGTAGATTGTCATTTCACTATCTCTTTAAGTTGATTCCAGATACTCTCTGCATTCTCACCCCAGTAGTATTCACACTTACCATCCTTGATAGGTGGATTCATGAAGTAAGATTGGTAATCGCTAGGCTTAGCTTTAAACCTATAGCACTTTTCTTTGTGGGGACAATCTGTCCCCGGGCACATCGTTATGTCTGGACTCATAGTTTCTCTAGTTCTTGTTTAACTTCTTTCCAATACATTAAACCCTTATATGCTGTATTTTCGTGCAACAAATAATTTTTATAATCACTTAATATTTCATCTACTGCTATCAATGCACATCTTATAGCAGAGTGTATATCTCTGACATCATTGTATCCATCTTGGGATTCACTATGTATGAACTTATCTATCAGTTCTTCTGCTTTTTCTTTAGGTGTCATCTCCGTAGGTTTCTTTGTAGTATTGTTCTGAATTAATTTCTCCGACATCTGAATACTGAATCTCTAAATCACATGCTCCACATTTGTAAGCATCTTTAATCTGCTCCTTCTCCATTTCTTTGGCTTTCTTTAAAACATCTGTACCACTTACCTTGTCGAACCAAGTTGAAGTAAGCTGATCATATAACCACTCTACTGCTGTCTGTTTCATTTCTTTAATTCAT